GGGCGCAGCCGCGACGAGCGTCTGGCTGGCGATCTGTTGCAGTGCGGCGGCGACGTTGCCGGTCCCGGAGCCGGCGGGGCCGCCTTTGCCGTAGACGCTGATAACGGTGCCGTCCACGAAGGCCAGCCCGCTCGCCAGGTAGAACGTGATCTGGGTGATCGCTGCGGCGTTGTACCACCAGAAGGTCTGGAGCGTTTCGCCCTGGTTGCCGCCGTAGAGCCCGTTGTTGTTGAAGTAGTTGGTGTGAGAGGTGCCGCTCTTCTGGAACGTCGTGCCAGCGTAGTTGCCGATCGAGCCTCTGGCATGAGTGGAGAGGCCGGTCAGCGCACTGCTGCTGTCCACGAAGTAAGCAAAGAAGGCGGACGTCTGCGCGGCGGCCACCGGCCCCGACCCCACGGACGACGCGCCGGTCGTGAAGATTGTGGTGTAGTTGTAGTTGGCGCCGCTATCCCCGTTGAACCGCATCATAACCTGGTCGAGCGTGGACGAGGTCGATGCGCTCTTGCCGGTGATGACGATTTCCAGGTCGCGGTAGTTGTTCGGGGCGGCAGGGACGTTGATCGTGACGCTGGTCAGGCCGCCGGCAGTGGTCACCTCCTGGATGAGCTGGAGCGCGCCCGCATTGCCGGATGTGCCGCCGCCCCCGCCGCTGCCGGCGCCCGCGATGGTCAGGCCGCCGTAGCTACTGATCCAGCCAACCGCGTGATCCACACTGCCCTGGAGCGCCGCGTTGATCGGCAGGCCGGTGATCGTGAGGTTGCCGGCGGTGGTGGCGTCGAAGGCCGAGAGCGCGACCGAGAAGGTGGCGACGACCAGCGGCCCGACGTAGGCGAGCTGACCCTTCTGCACGGTGTAGGTCTGTGAGCCTGGCGTCGTTGAGCCGGCGAGGACCGGCGTCCAGTTGACCCCGGTCGGGCTCACCTCGGGGATCGTCGCCAGCGCCTGGGCGCCGCCGCCAGCCGCGCGCTGCGCTACCTCGTAGCCAATCTCAGCCGCCGCGTCGTCCGCCAGGGCCGAGGTGACGCCCGCCGATGAGGAGAGGGTGGCGCTGATGTCCAGCATCCCGCCGCCGCCCATGATCGCGGCCCAGAGCTGCTGGAGGAAGTTGAGGCCGTTCTGATTGAGGTAGACGTCGCCATTGGGCGCGGCGCTCGCGAAGGGGAGCCGGATCGACGGCGGCGGGATCGGGAAGGTTACGTCAGGGGGGGTAGTGGGGTTTCCCACATCACATCCCCGGCAGGATTTCGGCGTGGGCGGCGATGATCGTGCGCTTGACCGGGTCGGTTATGAGGATTTCCCAGACCCACTGGAGCGCCCGCCCCATCTTCTGCCATCTCAGGCGCGTCTGGTACGCGCCGATCGCGCCCATCGTTCGGTAAGGCTGGTAGAGGCTCCAGGTGCGCCCGCCGTCGCGCGAATAGCGCAGCATGAGCTGGGGATTGGAGCCTGGATCGACCGCGTTGCCGACGCCGGCCTCGATGTCGAGCTCGAACTGATAGCAGAACAGCCACTTGCGGTCGGCGTGCTGCGGCACGCTGCGCGCCAGGCCGCGGATGTTGTTGCCGTACTCCATGTAGCCCGACCAATTGAGGTTCCCGATCCGGCCATCGACCATGTCGCCCAGGAGGACTTGCTGATAGATCTCCACCGCGCTCGTCGCGCGCCAGCGATTGTAGGTGACCGGGTGGACCGGACCTGGCTCTACGTCGTTCCAGCTCTCGCGCTTGTGCCACTTGCCGGTCGACACATCGAAGACGAGCGTCTGCTGCGAGGTCGGCAGCGTCAGCACGACCATTTTGTGACCCTGGATCGTGTAGGTCATCATCGTGGCGACCGAGAGGTTGGCGTCCTGGTCGATCGCCGTCTCGATCGGGTGCGTGGAAACGCGGATCGGGACGTTGGCTTGCAGCCGGTAAACGACCTTGTCGGTCCCGAGGAAGAAGATCGCCCCGTCCTGCTTGATGATCGCGTAGGGGCTCGCCGCTCCGTAGGGGATCACGCCGCCGGCGTACCGCTGGAACGGAAAATCATTGGTGCCGGCGTCGTACCAGATTTCGATGTGGCTGGTGGTGAAGACGAAGAGCAGCTCGAGGTTCTGGACGCACTTGAGGCAATAGCCCGACTGAGCCTCCGCGCTGGCGAAGTCGAGGGCGTTGTAGGTGGTCCCATCGTAGAGCTGGGAGAGGAAGTACTCGTTGGTGGCGTGGCGGTTGAAGATGAAATAGCCGTCCATGAACTCGACGGTGTCCGCCGGCAGCCAGGCGGGGTCGGTGACGAGCACCAGGCCGCCACCCGTCGTGTAGACGTAGCCCTGCGTGCCGTTGACGATCATCAGCTGCACGCCATTGTCGGCCATGCTGACCGGGCCGGCGCCGAGGATCCCCGTCCCTACCTGTGTCGCTACGCCCGACGAGCTGACCGTCCAGAGCGCGTTGCCCTGCACGAAGTAGGCGAGGCCGAGGTAGTTGTAGGCGCCGCCGCTACGGTTGGGCGCGGTGCTCGTCGTGGCGAATTGGTTGGTGCCTGGCACGCCGAAGAGCGGGGATTGGCTCTTCGCGCCCTGGCCCTGGCGCTCCACGAAGAGGTTGTTGGCGACTTGGGCCTCAAGCGGCAGCGACCGGCTGACTGCAAACTCCGTTGCGAATAAAATGGGAGGCATGTCAGACGCTCCCGAAGAGTGGCGCGAAATCCCTGGCTTCGACGGCCACTACGAAGTGTCCGACCGTGGCCGGGTACGTCGCAGCCGGGCGGTGGTCGGCATGGGTCACGCCGAAGCGGGGCGCATCATCACGCCGTTCATCTCCAACAGCGGCTATCCCCGCGTCGGGCTCTCCCTCAACGGTATCCAGCGTTCGCACCTCGTCCACAAGCTCGTCTTGGTGGCGTTTCGCGGGCCGCGGCCGCCCGGCATGACCAGCAACCACCTCGACGGCGACAAGGCCAATCCTCGCCTGGCGAACCTCGAATGGACGACGCGCTCCGCGAACCAACAGCACGCCTACGACGTGCTGGGCGTCACGGCGCCGCGCGGGGAGGCCCATTGGAACGCGAAGAAGACGCCCGACATCGTGCGCGACATCAGGCGACGCGCCGCTGCCGGTGAGACGAAGGCGGCCATAGCGCGGGCTTTGGCGATACCTCGCTCGAACGTCAGCCTGATCGTCGCTGGCAAGTCTTGGGCGCATGTCACCTGAGAGACCAGTCTAAGCCGAATTGGACGTCCTCGCTCTCCTTGTCCCAGGCGGTGACAACCATCATCACCGCGTCGCGCTCTTTCTCGATGATCGCCCACTTCGCTTCGGGGACCGAGTGACCAAGCCCCATGTCGTAGGCGAGGAGCCAGCGCAGCGGCATGATCCACTCCTGGGGGAAGTCCAGGGTGTTGTTCGGGACCAGGTAGTCGGCCAGCTCGCGGTAGAAGGTGAAGCGGGCGCCCCAATTGCCGTTCTGGGGGTTGTTCCAGAAGTACCAGCGCCCGATCCCTCGCTGCGGCGAATAGAAGTGCTGGATCGGCGTCCCAGGCGTCAGCGGCTGCGGCAGGTCCATGTACTCCTGACGCGAGAGCCGGGTCATGGGCGTCAGGATCGGGCCGTTGGGCGTGTAGCGCACCTGGCGCGAGCGCGGGATGCGCAGAGGCCGGGTCAGCTGGGCGCTCGTCGGGTAGTCCATCGTGTAGTTGCCGAAGCTCGCCGAGACGGGCAGCGCGCCATTCAGCGTCACCGCCTGGCCGGTGATCGAGGCCACGGTCGTCCAGAAGACCGAGCCGCTATCCAGCACCACACCGAAGTTGTCGCTCACCGCGATCGACTGCGTCAGGCTGTTGCAGGGCGCCCCGACCGTGAGCGCGCCGGCGAAACCGGCGGGGTAGCTCTGCTGGAGCTGGTATTGCGTCCAGCTCTCCGCGTCGCAGGCCATCGCCAGCATGGAGTTATTGCCTGGCGTGGCCGTGCCGGTGCCGTTGAAGAGGTATTCGGGGATGTACTGCTGGATGAAGATCATCCCCTCGTCTTCGGCCCAAACGTGGATGCCGCTGGCCGCCATCGTCTTGATGATCGCGTTCAGCCGGTAGGCTGCGCGGTCGTACTGCGCGCCGGTCGGGTCCTCCTCGTCATCGACAACGTTTATGTCCCGATAAGCCTCGCCGATCAGGAAGTTGATCGCCGGGTTCCAGACAGAGGTGGTTGGGACATTCTCAGCCATCAGGGCGACACCGTCCCTTTGGCTGGGGGCACCTGGTTCATGTTCATCGTGTTGATGGTGACCAGGTTCCCCGACGCCGCCGTGTAGGGCAGGCCCTTGGCGAGCGTGATCTGGCCCACGCCGATCGCCGAGACGGTCGTGTTGAAGTTGACGCCATTGTCCAGCATGACGCTGACGGGCGTGCCGACGTTAAAGCCCGCCAGGCTCGCCACTTGCAGCACGGTCGCGCCGACGCCGGCGGCGGCGTTGGTCTGGATGAAGGTGGGGCCGACGAAAATGTTCGGGCCGAGCGAGCGCGCCTCTGGCACGGCCTGGTAGTCAGGGACGCCTTTGACCAGGTCCTGCGGCTGGCGCGGCTCCCAGAGCTTCTGGTCTACGATGAGCCCGGTCCACTCCTTCTTGGTCCTGGCGGCGCGCGTCGGAAAGCCGGATCGGTCATCGACCCGGTAGAAGGACCCCATCTTGAAGTGAAGGTCCCTGCCCATGCGCGGCCCTCAGAACTGCGGGACGTTCTTGTGCAGATACATCCTAAGCCAACAGGTCGCGTTGGCAGCCGCCGCGATCGTTGAGAGGACGATCTGACCCGTCACCCCAGGCAGCGTCTTGGGACACTTGATCGGCCCGACCTTGCGCCAGTTGAAGTCTTCAGGCGCGGACCCCATCACGAAGATCGGCTGGTTGGCGGTCGCCACCCACTGCACGTTTATCTTCATGTCCTGGACGTCGTAGTCGAGCGCCCAGATGGAGACGTTGGTGCCAGGGTAGAAGATCTGACCGGCCACGTTGACCCCGAACGGCCCCGACGAGGTCGCGTCGAACAGCATGAAGTTGACGAGCCCGGTGGCGTCGCTGATGTCCGAGAACCGGATGATCGCGTTGCGGACGTTGTTGTACTCGACGACGAGGCTGGTGTTGTCCGCCATCGATCAGCTCCCGAACTGCGGAACCCCGAAGAGGCCGGTTGTCGGGTTCGCGGCAATGTCGGCGATCGACGGCGTCGCGTAGATCACCAGGCGCGTGGTGGTGCCGTTCGAGGGCGTTTGCAGGGCGTAGGTCCCGCGAACGTCGCCAGTGATCGCGGTGGCTGGGCTGGTGGTGTCCGCCGCCACGAACCCGGTGGACGCCGTGATCCATGTCTCGGCAACGACCACGGCCAGGTGGCTGAACCGCCGCGTGAAGATGCCGAGCCCGTAAATGTCCGTCGTGCCGACCGAGTAGGGGTGGGCGTCGGTGAACTGCGGGACAACGCTGGTGATCGCCTTCCACGCCTTCTTGCCGTTGGTCGGGCCAGCGCCGGCAGCAGCGGTGATCTGCTCCTGCATGGCAAAGCCGTAGACGTCGAAGCCGTTGACGATGAACGCCCCACCGGCTGCGGAGGCCGAGCCGCCGATGGTGACCGCGCGCCCGACGCAAGTGGCCGGGTCAAAGAAGCCGGTGTTGAACGCGCCGACCTGGTTCCCGAACATTTGGTATTGGGGGATGCCGTCGATCACACAGGCGCCCGCCGGGACGGTGTTCTGCTTGGAAGTGCCGAAGACTTGCGTGCCGAGCTGGGCGCCGCGGATCGGGTTGGGGAGGAACGGCCCCGCCTGCGCCGCGGTGAGCACCGTGATGCCGCCGGTCGTGACCGAAATCAGCGTCATAGGCGTGCCGCTGGTCACGGTGGCGTTGGCCGCAGTGGTGGCGATCGTGGCGACGCCTAGCGTGGACGGGACGTAGTCCGCGACGATAGGATCGCCACCGTACCAGCCCAGGATGCCAGGCAAGTTGGGCGAAGCGCCCCGCGCGTTGACCGGGAAGCGATGGTCTTGCAGCCCGTCTCCCAGGAAGGCCATCGACGGCGCGGCGCTGGGGTCCCAGCCAGAGTTGCCGATCGCCTGCCGCTTCAGAGCCGTGTGCTGCGGGGCAAAGCCAGTGCTGCGAGCGCCCATAGGCGTGTCTCCTAGGTCAAAGCTTGCGCCTCAGACGCCTGGCGTTCCCCAGATTTGCCTCCAGTCAGTCCAGCCGCAGACGAAGCGCATATACTGGGCGGCCTTGGCGTTTTTGGTATCGAACTCGTTATCCGTATCGAACGTGGGCCGGTCCCTCCAGAGGAAGCGCAGTCCATACGGAGCATTGGTGCGGATAAACCACGCCGTCGAGCTGGTGAAATAGTGGTTGATGATGGCGCCCTTCGGGAACATGCCCGAGGCTTTGATGACGTTGATCGCGTTGTTGTTGGTGTCGTTCTGCAACACCGAGTGCAGGATGCGGTTGGCGTCGAACCACAGGGCCGCCGGGATGCCCAGACACTGCGGAATGAGGCTGATCTTGTTCCCCCGGAAGTCCTGGGCGAGCATGACCTGGATGCCCAGGTCCTCGATCGCCGTCTCCGAGAGGTCCGCGCTCGTCGTCAGCAGGTTCGCCTGGTTGCCCACCAGCGTCGGGTGGGTCGCAGAAATCATGCAAGAGCCGTCGCCGCCGAGGAAGGCGGTGTTGAACGCCTGGTTATAGACGTTCGCCGCGACCACCTCCTCAGTCTGCCGGCCCGCGAAGGCCAGCATGGCGCTCCGACGCTTACTGACCACTTCGTAGAGGTCGTCGCGCAACTCCTCGTAGGTGACGATGTAGCCGCCGGCGTAGGCGATGTGGGTGTAGCGGGTCACCGCGCCTTGCAGCTCGGTGTCGTAGTTCAGCGCCTGGCCCTGGTCCTTCTCGCGAAGCAGACCGTAGCCGCTGATTTCCACATCCTCTTCGTAAGCCTTGTCGCTCGTCTCCACATCGAAGAAGTCGGGGTATTCCTGCTCGTGTTCGGAATACTGCCGACCCCAGAAGGTCTTGATGCCTGGCCACAACGCCTTCGGATGCGCGCCCGTGGTGATGATGCCGCCAACGGCGTTTGCCATATCCTAGTCTCCCAATACGGCGACCATCTTGAAGCCGCGGTACTGACGCCGGGCTCCCGTCAGGGTTTGCTTCAGGTTCCACGGCGGGAGGCCGTGCTCTCGGCAGAAGGCGCGCAGACCCTTGATCGCGAAGAGGCGACCGCCGGGGATTTGCACGACGTAAGCCCGCGCCTTCGGGTTTTCCTCACCTTGGGTCGTGTAGCCCAGGTGCGCAGCGCAGCGCGGATCACCCAGCTTGGCG